GGGCATGGCTCTGACGAAAACAGCTATCTCACTGTCCCCCCCCTTCTAGGGGCAGGAAGAGATGGCTATCCCTGAATTCCCCTGTCACCTTACTATCGTTGACAGGGATTGTCCTGATGAAGGACAAGAAGATCAGGGGGCGACCTTAACGGTTGCTACGGCATGGCCAAAGCTAGCATAGCTAGCCCCGTTTCTTCGTCGACCTTCGAGGCCGAGTGGCCTCGGTCGAGGAAACGGTGGGTGAGTCCGGCCCGGACTCACCAACTGAAGGACTCATCAGACGCTGGTGCAACGATTCCATCTCCAACGGAGGATTCGACAGCCGCTCATAAAATGAATGAGCGAATGTCGACTCCAGGTCGGAGAAGGGAGCCGTATACCTGTCGTACTCCTCCTCCGTCAACTCCTCAATAGAGAAGGGAAAATCGTCGGAGAATAAGGGGTCGTTCTGCTCCAGAACCGACCGCTGAATCTCCACGAATTCCTCTTCCGGATCGAGATTGGACCCCCCATTTCGGATGTGGTCAACCAGGAGACGAAGGGCAAGATACTGAACACGTTGTTTCAGGAATCCTACCTTGTGCTTCTGGATAAAGACCACCTTCGTTCGGAGGGTTCCGAGATCCGGAAACTCTTTGAGGGGAAGATGGATCAGCTGGTTGATGGGTCGCTCGTTATCACCTTGGAAGTACTTCTTCTCATCTTGATGGAAACCGACGGTGGTCAACTCGGAGTTGACAGCATCCGCCGGATCCAAATTAAGACTGAGAAGAGTGTCGAAGATCTTGTTCTCTTCGGCCTCTCCCCCCCCAAGCTCTAGTTCATCGTCGGAAAATATTCCGACGGGAACCCTAAGAGCTCGGAGATAGTCGAAACCGGGAACCGGTTGGGAGGAGGAAAAAGGTTGCAAGTAGTCTCTAATATAGACTCTTGTGGCCAGTTTCCAATCCACTCCCGGTCTTCCTGAGAACAGGAGCCCGAGACCTCCATGAGTGACTGGGATATCCAGCGAACGGGGACTCTTTCGGAGTTCAACGATATTACGTCGGATGAACTCTGATCGAAGTTCCTCTGAAAGACCGTAGTAGAACTGACTCTCACAGAAACATCTAGAGAGAGTCTTTCCAAAACGGGTTTGAAGAGAAACTTTCCCCGTATGCTGGACCTTTCCGTCGTAGAAGAGCTGGGAATTAACGCAGCAGAAGTGTGGATCAATAAAGTTCTTTCCTATGGAAAGATCCAGACCCACCTTCGGAGCGTTCTTCCTCCAGGCGTCTATGACGGATTGTGGTCCCAGAGCGACAACATCATCTCCGTTGATTCGGTATTTTCCTTCCTCGAATCCACTTTCTGATACTATGAAATCATTCAGAAAGCAGAGGAGAGGAAAAGAAAGTAGACTTCCCATTAACTGACCTGAAGTCTGTTGTCCCTCCCTGCCATCCGGATATCGGATGATATGGGGGGAGACTTCATACCGAACCCACGCCTTTGTGGGTTCATGGTCAATTTGGGAAAGAATACCTTCTACCAGAGCGTTCGTCACACTGAGAGGGAAGTTGTCTGTGGCTGCGGTATAATCTCCGCTGAGCCAAAGATCTCCACTCTTCTCGTGAGAACGGATAGACTCGATTTCTCCCTGGATCCGATAGATCCACTCTAACTTTTCTGAAAACTCTTCGCTCTCGCTCCATGACACTCCATGTGTCAGGGAGAACTGAGGTCGGGATTTCAGATATTGAAAGAGAGCCCTCTGGAAGGGCTGGAGACATTTTGTCTCTCCCTCCGCCTTTGTAATCATCCTCACCTTTAAAGGTTCGGGGATGGCTACTGCGTCCACCCTAGGCGGGTGGAAGGGCGGAAACTCTGGAAAGGAAACCGAAACAGTCACATCTTCAGGATCCGTGGCGATGTCTTTCTCCTTGACACGGAAAGTGTAAAAAGGAGCTAGACTCTGGTTCACCCGTGCATTGAAGCACGAGATAACCTGCCTCCACTGTCCGGAAAGGGACCGATCGTGGAAGTCAACGTGAGAGCGAAACTGCTTCACGATATGACATCCCATCTCGGTAATTCCGGGGAAACCATCTTCATAAAGATAGTATCCAGCAGTGGTAAGTCCCCTATGAAAGGACGGTAAGATATTCTCCGTCTTTGGTAGGGGCTGTCTACGGTAATCCCGAAAATGTTGCCCAAACGTTTCTACCCGGACTTGCCATCGGGGAGAAGCAAGGAAGTAGCGGGAAGGCTCCGAAGTACGGGCAGAAATGCCCTCCCCAATCTCGGTAACCATGTAATTACGGTTGACTAAGATGGGACAATGGAACCTCCGCCAAAACGCTCTCTCATCTTCCACGGTAAATCCCTGGATATTCCTCAAGCTTGAGGCGTATACCATGTTGGATGTCGTGATGATGATGGGAGACGTAAACTTCCTTCCTTTCTCCTCCAGGTGAGCCATGGGGAGAACGTAAGGGTTAACGGAGACCAGCTGCTCGAATTCCACCAAGTCAGAACGGTCAACGACGTCCTGCCCAATATCATCCATGATGACAATGGGCTGACCCTTGTAACCGTCCCAATACTTAGAGGAACACGAGCGGGAGTATACCAGCTCTTCCCGTTTCGCGCCGGGAAAGAGACTGGCATGGAGGAAGCTCACGAGTCGGACAACCGTAGTGGTCTTACCACAACCCGGTTCTCCGAAGAGCCCAATAACATAGGGCTCCAATCGGGAGACACCCTCCATGAGCGACAGGTGGAGGGGCCCCTTCTGTAACTCGAAGTTTGCAGAAAGGGCCTCTCTCGCACCACCTGCCATCCTGGATTTTTCTACAGTGGCACGAGTGTTAGGTAGTTTCGTTCGATTTGGCCGATAGACCTGTCGAACGAACTTTCCGACGTTCTTCCCATATTGGAATAACTTCTGAAGGTATTCCTGGGGGACGTCAAGAACCTGGCCCTCAGGGCGACAAAGTGATTCATAGTGCTTATCATAAGCCTCTGAAATCATATCGTTGCCCACGGGGGCACAAACACTCTTCGACTCGAGGATGTTCTTATAGAATCGAACACACCCCGGTCGGTCACTACGGAAAAGGGAATCCAACTTACTCTGAGTCATATCCGGGAACAATTTTATTTTCCCGTACGACAAAGAGGGCCTTTCTTGACCAGTCTTCTCACAGAAGAGGTCAACCAGGTTCTCCTTAATCATCTTCACGTAGACTTTCTCCGGAAGATGAGCAGGGGCCTGGCTGAGAAGGTGGGTTAATAGGTGGAAACGGCGATTCCGGGTGGTTCTCCGATAAAAGGAACGGTATGACTTTGACAAGTCTCCGTCCAAGAATCGGATTCTACCCCGAAAGCGTTTCCTCCCACCATCGATGGACGTGGTCCTCACGTAACATCGCTCAGGAAAGGTGACACGGATTCCCA